TCGGTCAGCGGCACTTTGATGTTTTTCTCCACCCATGCCAGCGCCTTGTCACGTTCGATGGCATTAACCCGGTCGCATTTTTCCTTTGACAGCTTCATGCCAGGAATAACAGGCTTACCATCCACCAGAATGGCACCACGGCAGATGGTCCAGATCCCCGCACCATCACGGTATGCCGTGGTGTGGTTACCTTCCTTTTCATCCAGAAACTGGTCGAGGATTTCAGGCGCAGAAGCACCTGCACCAATCAGCGCCAGAACGGCAGCCGACAGGCCGTTATTTTATTTTTTCGTGCATGGGGATTTATCGATTTCTAATCCCTTGATATGTTAGGTATATAATCCAACACTCATGGTCGCTCTCATAAACATATCCCTTGAGACGCAGCAGATTACAACAAATGAAGCCATATAAATGAACAGTAAAGAAAGTTTGCGCAGAAGATTTTTACAACTAATGACAGAAAACGTTAAATCAGAGTTACTTCTTCTGATGGCAGATAATAACGAAGCAACAAGCAGCATTCTTGCAGACCCTTACGGTAAGATCTCACATAAAACGCTGGATATTATTACCACAACATTAACACCGCTGATGCTTCAACGGCTGAAACATAATATCAACGCATGGGTTAATGAAGAATTAAGTCCTCCCTGCTTATGGGATTCTCGTTACGCATGTCAGCAAAAAATGCGAATTTTCAACTTACTATCACCAAAGCTCAGGTAGCCATAAAATCCTGCCCTTCATGGCATACAGGATTTCAATGGAATCACAATGACCAACTCTTGCACAGCTGTATCCCTGACTCCCCGACAACTCAGATTTTCAGTATCTGCTGCTATCTAAAGAGAAAGCGCACAAATGCAAGGGTCTTTCATCACGTCCTGTTATTGATTGCCTGTGACCTTTTCTTACCTCATGGAACGTTTTTTCAGTTAGAAATATTCATTTTACAACCAGTTCGTATTGTTTATTCATCGACTACTCTCCCCGCGCCACCTTACGACGGTCCTCTCTGATTTTGAAATACAGGTTAGTCAGATACGTCAGCAGGCCAAACAGCAGACTTCCCAGCACACCTATTGCCACCCACTGGGACGGAGAGACTTTGTCCAGCAGCTGCAGTAACCAGTATCCCGTCCCCACCGCTGACGTGGTGTATGACACACCTGTTGAGATTTTTTCCATCTGATGTATGTCTCCGTCACCGCCGACAGAAAATGAAAGTAAAGAAAAACAAAAAAACCGCCAGTGTCACCCACTGACGGCCAACTCCGGGAGCCGTGATTATGGCATTCAGGCTCTGCTAAAAATGCCAGATAACATTCCGGCCTCCCCTGATTCAGGTTATAAATGACACAATATCTTGACAACACCCGTCACTGTCTGTCAGAAAATATACCGCCAGGCATAAGTATCATGTGAAATCCAACTATCCTTCTGAGCCAGCACCTCTCCACCGAAAGTCAGTGCTGGCTGTTTTTTCCTTAATAAAGCATCTGTAACTGAAACAATCCGCATATTGATAATATATTGACAGGCATCATTGCTGTCTGTGAAAAATAAGTCTCTACAAACATATAAGGCCTTTTAGCCAGCGTCTTCTTTCAGGTCAGTCGCTGGCTCTTTTTTTATTATGCTGCCGGTGCATTTATCTCCAGCACCAGACTTTCTATCTCAACGCCATACGCTGCATTTTTTGTAACATCCGTCAGCGTCAGCGCATTCAGTCCCAGTATCAGACTGTCTTTTATAACCTGGAATGCCGGGCCAGCCACTCCATTCAGTTTCGGAGTAACCGTGGCACTGCCGGCGGTGAACACCAGCTCCAGCGTCTGCCAGTCGTTACCGTAATCGCCGAACTCCCCCAGCTTCGTGTTTCCGGCTTTCCTGTGATGCATCAGATTCACTCTGCCGTCAGTGGTCTGAGTGAAGTACGACATCAGGAACGGATTACCGGTACCCGTCATCGCCACACCATCAGGAACGGGAGCATCCGTATACAGATAAATCCCCAGCCCGAACTGATTGTTGGTCAGTGCGCCTGACAGGCGGAACTTACAGGTCAGTCTGCCGCCCTGTGTCAGCAGGGTAATTGCGTCATCCACCGGATGCGTCAGGGACCAGGTTTTATTGCTCTGCTTGGTGATCTTAAATACACCATCTGACAACTGAATTCCGCCATCCTTAATGCTCCAGCCCTGCGCAGCAGCCTCTCCGGCTGCCGGCAGCAGGGAGATTGTGCGAACGGACGTATCTGCAGACGGACCCGATGGCGTGTTGCCGCCGGGCGAGGGTTTGATTTCCGGTGCCTTACCACTGATGAAGGCGGAGGTGCGCCCGGCTGCGTTCAGAATAGCGGTTGCCAGACGATCCGGAATAATGCTCCTGCGCGCCCATGAACTGAAATGTGTCGGGCGGTTTGATGATACCTGGTTTCCATTCGTTCTCGATGCCGCACCGTAATATCCTGATGCCGGAATATCCGGATCTTCTGCCGGCGCGTTAGTGGCGGTATTGACGCCGTTACCGTCTGTCATGAAGGGCACAAAATAAACGCCCTCACTCTCCCTGTTTTTATACCCGCCGTACACGGTGTCGTACTGGGTAGCGTATGTATTTTTCCAGTAATACGTCGTGTCACCACAAATCCACGGCACATTTACAGCACTGCCACCATGACACTGCGCGTTAAACACAGTGAGGTCAGCACGAAACTGCTTCAGCATGGCTGTAAACAGCGCAGGTTGCTGTGCGTAGGTGGCGGCGCTCATGTCAAACTCTCCCTGCATCCAGCACACCGCCAGCAACACATTTTTCGGGTTCTTCTGTAATGCAGCTTTAGTGCGCGCAATCAGGTCCTGATATAACGGTTTACCCACACCCCAGCGTGCCGAATCCTGGCTGGCCCCCGTGTCCGCACTGAATGTCCCCTCCGCGCCCTGGGTGAATGCCGAACCACCACGACAGCATGGTGCCAGCAGGATCCCCGCGTTATTCGGGATATACGGAAGCAGTTTTTGGCAATATGTAAGCCCTGGCCGACACAGCCGTACTGCCCTTTGCTCAGGTCTGCCTTCGGATGATTCAGCGTACTCATATCCTGCACATCATGCAGGCAGTGGTCGGCCGGAATAATATCGTTATATCTGCAGGCAGCCCCACCCGGCGTCACTGTACTGCGGCGCGCCAGCTGTTTAATGCGCGGATCCGGAGCATCGTATGAATCCGGCAGCGGAAGCCCTTCACCGTAAGCCATGGCATTGGACTGCCCGGCCAGTACGATGACGTAGTACCAATCCGGCTCAGTTGCACCACTGACCACCACATCACCTTCTGCTGTAATCGCCTGCATCAGAGTATAAGGGGTTATGGCCACCGGACTACCAAACGGCTGCCAGCCCTCTTTCAGTTTATGTGTCAGCTTTTCCGCAAGATCTGATGGCGACGCCGCCCTGACAACATCATAGTGTTTAAATGCCATGGTTCTTTCCACCATCTGAAAAATAATTCTTTAAAATACCTGACATGTAATACAGAAAAAACACAAAACCATACCTTAAATAAAAACCTGATTATCAAGCAGATATGCATGGATAAACTACAAGACGAGATATAAACCACCCTGTATTTAAATAAACAATAAACAACATCAGAAAAATAATTCTGCTCTATGGTTTAATTCAAAAATATCATTTATACTTTTCAGAACATCACCAGCAAGGCATAAACAAGGAAAGTAAATGAAGTGGATTGTGATTGATACAGTTATCCAGCCATCATGCGGAATATCTTTTTCAGTCATATGGAGTAAAATAAAATTAATAATCTGGTATCAATCGGATGCTTTCTTACCTCCTGAAAGTATATTTACACTGACTCACACAGGTATCATGCTCAATAACAAAGTGCTACCTGTAACCATTTACAACATAGTACCATTCAATAAAACATTCTGGAATTTAATCAAAAACAGCCAGGAATGCCCTACAAATACAGATAACGTATTGAATGAATGCTTTAATAACCGTTGCACTCTGCAAATATGTCCTTATGGGCTAAAACAACAAAATCCATAAGGAGTTTACTCACATCTGACAAAATCAATATAAACAGCCCCTCCGGAGAGGGGCTGGAGAGTGGCGCTATGTGCCATTGCATGGTGCCGGGTGCCTCCCGGTGAATTCAGTACCAGCACCTGAATCCGCGATTATCCCATATACCTACTCGCTGATTGCCCCTCCGCACAGGGGGATTCACCATGCCAGTTTCTTTTAACAAACTCCCCGCAAACCAGACAACAGTCAACCGCCTGAATTGTGAAGTATTTAAAAATTTCTCCCGCTAACTGATACCCGGCTAACAGTCTGGCGTTTTCTTTTTCAGCAACGGGAAAGCAACAACCACCACACCCGCCACCAGCACACCGTCAGCCAGCACTGACATTATCCGGCTGCTGCAATGCCATTCACAAAAACAGTAAGCAATCACTTTTTACCGTAACAGGTGATAATCCAGATATGTATCTACCCCAGATGAGTAATCCGAAGTTCATCCATACCACAGGTCCTGGCTATTCTGTTGTACTCCTGAACAAGAGCAAATAATTCTGAATTAGCAACCATGAACTCATCGCAAACCCTCTGTATAGCATCACTATTCAGAATAATAACGTCTCTTCCCGAAAGACGATCAGGAGTACAGAACAAAACTGTCAAACGGCTGAAGGCCTTTGCTCGTGCTGCATTGACTATATCAATACGCTGCCTAAGGATGAAACACCCCGACGCCTCATCAATATTCACTCTACCCACACCATATGAATGATAAATATTTAATGCTGAAAAAACCATTAGACCGTATAACAAATATTCAATCAATACTTAACAGAACTTTTATTTTTGACAAACATATAATATTTTCAACAATATCCTGAGCCAGGTATATTTCAGTATAAGGCTCTGCCGGAAGGAATCTGGAAGAATGAATATGGCGCGCTGTACTGGATTCGAACCAGTGACCGATTGCTTAGAAGGCAATTGCTCTGTCCGGCTGAGCTAACAACGCTGAATACCGATAATGGATCGCCATCGGGGACCCGCCCCCCGCACCAACAACCCTGTTATCGTGTCGTCTGCTCTTCCTGATAAGCTAATGGCGGTTTGTGATGGTGGCCCTTGCTGGATTTGAACCAGCGACCTGGCGATTATGAGTCGCTCGCTCTCACCACTGAGCTAAAGGGCCGGGAGCAGAATAATAACGGTCCGTAATTAATTTCGCAATAAAAAACCCGCTCAGCGGCGGGTTGTAGAAACTCTTCTAACGTCAGGCATAAAACGCCCATCGTTATGACGAATTTACCACAGATTCCGGAAAAATCAACCTTGTTACCTAGTTACCTTTTTTAACTGCCGCTCAGCCCATGCTTCTTCAATATCAAACCGGGTCACCAGCGCATCATAAAATTTCTTAACTGTTTTTTCCCATGACGCGCGTGTTATCTGGTTTGTCACCTCGCATATAGCATTAAATGCCTCCGTTGATGGTAGTCTTTCATAGCCACGACCACCACAACGCTGGCAGTCTCTGATAACAGGCATACCACGTTTTACCGACTCTTCACGATGAATGGCGACACCACGCCCACGGCAATCCTTACAGGCGGTGGAAACCTCACCCTTTCCGCCACACTCCGGACAGGCAACTTTTACCACCTCCCTGACTTTTTTCCATTCTTCCCAGTAAGACGGATACACACCTTTCGTACACTTTGCCCATACCGGCGGCTTACCATCCGGATACTGGACCTTGTTTGTAAAAACTATGCTTTCAATAAATTTTTCCCCATAGCAACAAGGGCACTGCTTTTTACTCGCTGCGCTGCGGGCATAATCCTCAAAAGCGTACGAAGCCATAATGCGCATCACTACCGGTTTTATTTCTGCCGGAAGTTTTCTCAACGCCGCCACACGATCGCACCGACTGAGTGCATAATCTGCCAGTAATTCTGTTGCCCGCGCCCTGTCATTCATACTGATGCCCATTTTCCCCAGGAACGCAGAAAAACCCATCTCAGCCCGATTCTGTGTCATGCCCTGCGCGGCCATCACATCAGTGATACTCAGCGCATCTTTTGACGTTGAGGCCGATGCATCGGTCAGGCCAGGGGATTTTGGGGAGTAGTATTTCGGTAAATCTTCCAGTTTCATTTTTTGACCTGCTCTTAATGCATTATGGGGTAAATCTTCACCCCCAGACGTCCACCAGATACTGGCTGACCACGAACGATATTGATTTCATCAAACTGCTCATCGTCCATTAACACTCCCGCATGCGTCAGCGCATCCAGCGGTGCTTTCAGAATGTTGTCCAGGTCGCGACGACGCTTATCCGGTGGCTCTGCAATCACCTTTATCGCCAGCCTTCCGGACAGGCTTAATTTCAGCCGCTGCTGGCGAACAATAAGCGCCACAGCCCGGCGATAACGCTTTCCCTCCTCCGAGATAAAATATGTGCTGCCACGGCGTCGCCAGTAAGTGTTCACCGTCGGCGGGTAAGGTAAAACCAAATCTATGAGCATCAGTCACCTCTTTTACCCAAGCACGCCAGTTGCAAAGGCGTGATCAAGAAAACGAAAAATTAAATCAACCTGAGAACCATGCTTTTCTTCGAACGCCAGCGGATCCGCATGAAGCTCGTTGTGATGCTCCCGACACAGCGGTAGCGTGAAAATATCGTGAGATTTTGTCCCCATTCCGCCCTGACCATGACCAATCAGGTGATGGGGATCGTCGGCTGGCTTACCACAACACGCACACGGCTGTGTCTTCACCCAGCGTGTGTATTTCTCGTTAACCCAGCGGCGACGTTTAGGTCGTTTCATGAAAGATTCCGGAGGCTCAGGATCAACGGCAATGCTGACCACCGTCTTTTCCTGTGGTGGGTTCTGTTGCTGGTGGGCGTGAGGCAGCGGCGCAAGATTTTTTGTGCGCTGTTTCAGTATGCTGATGGCGGTCTGCTCTCCCGGTACGATGTCGCTTTCGCGGTACAAGGGGCGGATTTTTTCCGCACGTAACCCCAGAGAACGACGTAATACTGCCTCCGGAAGCGCGTCCGCCACCTGATTGCAGACCGCCCACCAGGATAATTCAGCCAGAGATAATTCACGCTCCTGCGTACCGCTTATTGCGTGACCGATGACGTCAATCATCCATGCTGACAGGTTTTGATGAGCAAGTTGCTCGAGTGATTCGGATGTCTGGTCACGCAGCTGGTTGTCGCAGTGCCAGCACAACACCATTGCGCCGGTACCATAACGGTGAATGACGGTTTCGCTGTGATGATAATCGCCGTGTGGCCACTGGCAGGATTTAATATGGCGCAACAGCCAGTCAGACAATGCACCAGCACCACCAGCAGCACGAATCACCCGTGCGTTACTGAAAAACGGCAGCAATGTTTTGTCTTCCACTAGCGGCTGGTGAACGGCAGGAACAACCCCGGACGGCAGATTACGCATGCTTTTCGGTTCCGGCTCCACCAGTACCCGGGTATTGTGGAATACCGGCATGGATTCACGGCCCGGCTTAACGATCACCAGCCCGAGTTCCGGTACCAGAACAGGTCGAAGTAATACCCGCACGTTACCTCCAGATGCGTTGCTGGAATGTGCGGGACGGACGCGGTGGGCGCTCGGAGTAAGGAAGCCTGACGGAGATTATCCAGTGACGATAATCGAGGCTGAGGGCTTTCTTAATCTCGTATCCGTGTCTGCGGTAGCACTGAATTAGCCACTCGGCCTGTTCTTCAGTGCATGGGGGATGCTGGAACCAGTCAGATTTGAAAGTGCGGGAACGCCGCCCGTGCCTGCTGGCAGGGGCGGCAGAGTTATCCGAATTGTAAAATTTGGTATCGTGCGCCATCTGTTTTCTCTGCTGGCGCAGCAGGTGCCAGTTGTTCAGGCTGACGGATGGATTGTAAACCAGAACGACCAGAAAAAACAAAACCCGCCGAAGCGGGTTAAGTGCGGGTGCGTTGAGGATGCCTGACACATCAGCGGTGGCGAGGGATTTCTCCCCCGCCGGGTCTCTTACTCCTCAGGTTCGTAAGCTGTGAAGACAGCGACCTCCGTCTGGCCGGTTCGGATTCGTACCTCGCAGAGGTCTTTCCTCGTTACCAGTGCCGTCACTATGACGGTTAAACAGATGACGATCAGGGCGATTAACATCGCCTTTTGCTGCTTCATAGCCTGCTTCTCCTTGCCTTTCGGCACGTAAGAGGCTAACCTAGATTTGCCGTTCATAGATTGAGCCTCAGATTAATGTTAAGCGTCTTGCAGGACGCGTAATGTTAACTGGGGCTTTTCTCTATCTGCCTTTGGTGTTCATGCCTGAGACAGATAGCCTCAAGCACCCGCAGCCATTCTACTTAACTCCCGTTACCTCGCCAATATGAAATCAGTCAGAAAGGCGATCCATAAGAACAACAGCAAGGCAATAAATTGCCATTACAGCAGCAATAGCCAGCGCACATTTGAGAACCAGCACCACAACCTCCTGTATTGGACGTACACCAGTCCTGATAAATATGAGGCTGTCTCGTCAGTGATTCAATACAACTATTGGGTATAGTTTCTGTGATTTTGTTCTGTAGAAATGGAACATAATAACCTGTCACCACCAGCACTTCTTTAAATACGCCAAGTCCGACGCAAGCTAACCTTCTAGCCCGCTTTGAGCGAAGAACGGACTGAGTAATTCAGGCCGTTAGCGACACTATGACATCATTAGCAACCAACTAGGAGTTGGTAATAGATGAGTTAATTAATTGATTAAAAACCGACGATTTTACTAGATTACGGGAAGAAGAAAGGCCGCTGGTACGGCCTCCCAGAGACTAGTCTATTGTTATGCTTAGAAACGCTTTTCTATCTCTTTTTCTCTTTCGTTTATTGCATCGTCAATGATTTTTTTTGCTGAATTAATTTGTGGTGTTTTTTCTGGTAATACATCTTCAAGATCTTTGGCAATTTTCTTTAATTTATCGATTTCTTTAGTTAAATCAGTTACAGATTTATCCGCTATTGACTTTGTCATTTTTCCATATTCCATTCAATTTATTTATCAATCAGTTACCCGTAAACCTTATCATGGATTCCAATTATCGACAGCTGGGATTTTTACTTTCTTGATCTGCCCCAGGCGAATGACATATCCCCATTAACCAATGTCCGCTCCTAGCACTTAGTAGACATTAATAGATTGTAAGCGTTCCCGTCATGTAGCGGTCACCGATTGGTGATGAATTGAAGCGGATCATTGATGAAAGTCGCAATAACGTGGCCAGCCCATTTATCGTTCACCAGATCCCGGAACGGCAGGTTAAACGCAGCAAAGAAGTTTCTCATCCCACTCAAGTTGCACCAGACTATTTGAGTCGGTCGTTTTCAGCTACGCGTGACAAGCTGGGTTTATATGACAAACGGCCGATGGATGAAAGGCCAACCTTTCACGAAATTCGCGCCTTAGCAGCACATCTTTTTGATCAGCAGGGCATCGATCCACAAGGACGAATGGCACACAGCGATGCGAAATCAACTAAAATCTACACGCAAAACCATATCGACTGGGTTGTAGTTCCACATGGAGAAATTAAAGCCAGCTAGCACCAAGTAAGGCATAGAATTTTATTAACCAAGGAGCATATGACCAGTAATTAATTCTTACCGGAAAGTTAGCCCTGCTAAAATTAATATTAACAAATAAAAAAATAGGGGCAAATATTTATATTTGCCCTCGCAACATATTTATCTTCTTTTCAGTTCCTTGGGAAGAAAAGCATCTATTTCTTCTTCAGAAAATGTTAAATCTTCTTTGTTTTTTAATGCGTCCTGTGCTTTTTTATAAGCTTCAAATGTTGTACTAGGAGAGCCTGAATACACTGAATGTAAACTCTCGAGTAACGAATCCCGCTCTGACTGCAATTGCTCGATTGGTTTTTCACCCATTGCTAAGTCTGTAAGCAATGATAAATACTTTTCTCGGATTAACCAGATCTCATTTGCAGCCTGCTTATGTTTTTGCGCCAACTCACCAAGGTCATAATCTTTGGTATAAGCGTTAAGAATGAGAAGCAGTGTTGAAACAACAATCCCAACCCCCGTGCCTACTTCACCCGCGCCGAAAAAAGTTGCTAGAAAGCCTCCAGTAGTTAAGGCGGAGAGAATTATTTGCCAAAACTTTATAGAAGATAGTCGAGATAGGAGAATGTCTGAGCATTTTTCATGCGTCTTATGTGAGTAAACGACCCGACCATAACACTCTCTGATCTGCCCTTCTAAAACCCTTCTAGATTCAGGTGTATCCTTAGTCTGGAAATGTTGATCCATAAATCTCCCGCCATTTTTGCTTAGCCGACCATTCGCGTTTTGGGGTCGCCATTTCATGCTCTATAGCTTCGAGTGAAATGTTATAGCACCGTTTTGCTTTATATTGGAAAAGCCCTTTACCATAGACATACTGACCACTTCCTGGCGCTTTCCAATACTCCTTACTCGTATCTTGATCAGCCATCCATTTGAAGAAATCACGACTCATGAAATCGTAGTAAAGATACGACTTATCTCTATGCGCCCAATTTTCAATGAATTGATACGCAAGCGTATCAATGAGTAAACCACTTATAGGTACATCCCATTTACGCTTCCAAGCTCTTGCCATTCTACAAAGTTGCACCAAATTGTTATTGGTAATGTTATTTCTTAACCTCATTGCAGAAATTTCTGGCTTTGGATTTGTAATCCTCCAACGGCCACCACCGTTCGCATCAGGAAATGTGTAACTATCACTAACATTGAGGAAAGCTGGAACGACTTCAAATGTAATTCCATCATTGAACGGTACAAGGATCACTTGACCGTCACCTCTAATACTAGTGGTAGCATAGGTTTTTTCAATAGATCTCTTAACCGCTTGAAGCAATGCTGACTGCCCATTTCCTAAGTAGCTATTGTATTTTTGATACTCGGAATATGGTAGCTGAAAAATCATATCCAGATCGCTCAAGCCTTGCGTAGCTGTGTTCCGACCATATGATCCAACGTAGAGACTATGAGAAGTATCAGAACTGCTATCCCAAAAATCCGTATTTAAACGCTTCGTTATATTCCTATATCTAGTTGAAATTGTTCCACCATCTTTTACAGTAAGATTGGAGCAAAATCCGCAAAACCACTCAGCTAAACCCATGCTCAATTCCTTTTCTAAAATCTAATGAAAAATTCAAGGGCGCATGTTCCATGCATCATTGATAACTTTTTTCAGTCAGCTAGAGCAACATAATTGATACTAACTAGCTGTTTCTTCAAGTGAGTAACCTACTTTAGCATCAAGGTATTATACCTACCAAGCATGGGGAGAAACCACCACTTAAGCCATTGAAGTATATAGAGCAGATTTTGTTGAAAAAGCACTGTTTGTCTATACATATGAATATGTGCTTTTAACCAGCAATAGCGCGGCTCTCAGCGTTTTACAAGCAGTGTCATGGGGTGTCGGGGATCGGAAGTTCAAATCCTCTCGTGCGACCCAAAAGATTATATAAACCAGCCTGTTATTGCTGGTTTTTTATGCCTACCTTCCTGGTAGGGAAGCTATGGGGAATTACTGGGGAATCCCCCCCCTTTACCTGCTCCCATTAAACTAACATAGCACGATGTAAGCAACTTCCGCTTCTGGCACAAAGCGGACAACCACGCTAGCTCTACCCTGTGCCACAAAATGTCAATTTACATCTGAACTAATGCACTTTAATCTCGTCACTTCAAAAAAATACCGAACATCCCCCTGATAAAACGACAATATCCGCTGCATAACTTCGCTTTTACGACACTCAGTACAAATTATATTATGACGCCTGTCGTAACGACGTATTTCTCCATCAGGTAATGACCAGATAAGGTCCGGATCAACCGCAGATGGTTTCTTCAGCTTTGCCCTTGAGAGCTTTTTACGGGCATTTTGCCAGTCCTTACGCGCCTGTTCAGACGGGAATAACCCGTAACCAGAGTTGTATACATCGCCACTGGCAACCAGCTCTCTGGCCAGAACGCTCATCAGATATCTTGTTGCCCCAGTTTTAGCTTCCAGTTGTCGTAACGTCTCGCGCCCACTCTGGCGTACGAGTTCAAGAACCTGCCCTTTAATTTTTTCCCGCTCTTCTTGTGTAAAAACTTTTGCCACAAGCCCTCCTGAAAATTACCTCATGACCAGAAATACACACTTACCCCCTGAAGCCCGGTGGAATTTCGGTATCCGGTTCAGAAATATGATTCACACAACGCTGGTTGTTCGTACCGCTTACCGGGAGCAACCAGGGGTTTTCAAAATTCCGGTCCGGTCCAAAAAACGTCGTCGCTCGCTGAACAAATTCCGTTCCCGTTTTCCCGGTAGCCGCCAGGTATCTTGCGTAACGCCTCACACCATCCAGCATGGCCTCTGGTGGCACCCCCTCGCGTAATCTGGCCTTCCAGGCACTGAAAGCGGATTTCTTCGGGTTTGCCCCAGCACGCAACGGGTATTCCCGCCAGACCTGTTCGAACACATCCGGATAATCTACTCGCCCCACAGGCTGCCCGGTGTTTTCCGGGACTACCCGATCGGCTTCCCGCTGAATGGCGGAATCGGCTTCAGGCTGCTGCAGTTGGTGTGATTGCTCCGGCCTTGCGGTCATCACCTGCTGCACAGCGCCCGAATCGGCTTTCAGCGCATACGCTGAATCGGCTTCCGGTGTCGTGCCTGCTGGCTGACCAGGATTGACGGTCTGAACATCCCCTGCCTGGTTCGTGGCGTTTTTTACGCCATGGACCATAGTGTTTTGATCTTCTTGATCTGTATCTTTATCTGTATCTTTATCTGTCGTGACTCGTCGTGACATGTGCGTGACATTTCGTGACGCGCCGTGACAATCGCCATTTTGTTCCCGCTTTCTTTCCCTCTCTCGCTGCGCCCTCTTGCGCTCTGCAGGAGATTTTGCGGTTTGCGAAATATTGCCGTTGTCCTCTTTAAGCACCTGGCGTTTTTCCCATCCAGTGATTAAATCACCATCAAGTACCCGCCCCTGCATCGTCTGCAAAATTGAATCAATTACCTCTTCTGTCACGTCGAGCGCACTTGCCAAATCTTCTGTCGTGACATCAATGTGACCTCGCGTGACATTTCGTGACGCGCTCACCAGGAGGTGGATATACACTGCCATCACTGTTGCAATTGGCTGCCCTGACACCCTGGCAATTGTTCGCCACTTAGGGTCATTTGGCATGTCATGCCATAATCTGAGCCAAGCGTTAGCCATACTCACCTCTTCTGATACCGAATCTTTTTACTCACGAGTTGCCGGAAGCGATTCGATATGGCTATTGTCAGTCAATGTACTGCCACAGCATTTCCTGCCGGGCCACCACGGTTCATCTGATTGAAACCGGCGATTGCCACTGCGACAAAATCATCAGCGTCTCTCACCAGTCGCTCCCGCGTCTCCACCAGCTCCCGAAAATAAGCTGAACTGTGGCTGCGCATTCTGGCCACCAGCAAAGGTGGCATTGCCTTTTCGATCGCTGGTAACAACGCCTGAATTTTTTCAACTGCATCAGGGGTATCTTTCTCTATCCAGCGGAAAATTTTCTGGGTATTGCGAGCCAGGGCTTCCGGATGGCTGTCGTCGTACAGTTCAGGAAACGTCATACCCAACTCAAAATAAGCCTGGGTTATTCCAGCTGCCGGAACTTTTTCGCCATCAGGACGCGCCCAGGCATTCATCGCCATGCGGATGTGTTCATGCTTGATTTTCATGAATCCCCCCTTGGTTAGAAGGCGGATTATGATCAGAACCGGGAATGACAACCGTCGGTATGTGTAACTCATATTTGAGCGCCCCGGCAGTGACTGCCTGAATTAGCAACGCCCATTTCCACGGAACCTCTTCCCCCCACATGCTGACTGTGGTTTTTGACGTTCCTAGAGCTGCGGCTGTTTTAACAACTCCGCCAAAATAGCCTAATACTTCTGATTTTTTCATGAGTCGCTCCATAAAACTGAACGCCAAAAGTTTAATAATCAAAACCAAAGAAAGTCAAGAAACAAAACCATCTGTGTTTTAAAATCAAAACATGAGCAAGCAAACAATATCTGAACGCATAACCCAACGTATGCATGCGCTAAACCTGAAAGGCAAAGACCTTGTCAATGCCACTGGCGCATCAAAAGGCTCCGTAAGTCAATGGATGAACGGTGGAGGAGCGCCGTCCTCGCGTTACATAAGTTCACTGGCAAAAATATTGAAAGTAAACGAAAATTGGCTTCTTAATGGAGGAGAGTTAAATACAGGTGATTCGCTTGATCTATCTTTACCGCCGATAAAAACGGTTCCGCTACTATCACTTCAGCAGGCAGCAAGCTGGAGTGATTATATGAAAAATTCCTCAATAACCTCTTGTGTGCAGCTTGTCGGAGAAATCCCGGCCAATACCTTTGCAGTTGTTCTAGAGAGTGACAGTATGTCAACATCTGGTGGGGGAGTTTCCATCCCAAATGGTTCAACAGTTTTTGTTGATCCCAATCGAACCGTACAACCAGGAAATATTGTCCTTGCCTTACCCAAAGGGACCACAACACCTGTCATTCGTAAACTGGAGATAGAAGGGCCGGATATTCTTTTAGTCCCCACGAATCCTCGCTACCCTTCAATTATGCTGGATGATCTATCTTGCATATTGGGCGTATGCTTTAAAATTCAACAAGATATTTAACCGACCTCATCTATTTGATTAACTGTATGCCATCGTGGTGATGGCTTAACAGCTGCCTGCTTAAAATGTTTTGATAAAAAAACATTGACCTGAAAAGTTCATTTTTCTAAACTTCATTCATTCCCTCTCCCCCCCCCACAGAATGCAGGGCAATACTTCGAGTTACCAGGCAGTGGTCAGGGGTTAAGTAGCCAGCCCGAGGCGTAAGAACATGACGGCAGGGTTCAACTTTAATAACTATGCAGCAGGTTTTTGTTCCGCTACCCCGGCGTTAAGGGGAAATGAGGTCAGCATGGATACTATCGATCTTGGCAACAGCGAATCTCTGGTATGTGGCGTGTTCCCCAACCAGGACGGTACGTTCACCGCGATGACGTATACCAAAAGCAAAACGTTTAAAACTGAAGCTGGCGCGCGTCGCTGGTTAACCAGAAACACTGACTGATGAGGTTGACGATGGAATTTAAAGATTTACCAGTACCATTCCAGGAAATGGCATCGAATGTGGTTCGCTCTCAACTGGCGACTCTTGACCTGAGTACCGTAGAAAAAGAAACCATCGATACTATATCCGGTAACGTGCGTCGTGCCTTTATCGGTCTGTACGAAGAGAAGCAGCTCTCTGATAACCAGGATTTACATGAAAAATACTTCATGGAATTAATGGACATCATTAATAAAGGATTTGGCTTGTTAATGAAAAAGAAAGGGATTCGAATAGCTCCCCTTGAAAATCATTTTACAGCGAGCAGTATTAATTCCTGTGATTTAAAGCATCACACATCCGATGGGAAAGTTGAATCAAACAACAAAATATCAATTAATCATTAATTTATTCACAGGTGAGGTAGAGTGCGTGCGCCGGACACGGATAAGAATCCGGCACTGACAGTTTACTGAAAAGGATATATCCCTGAAAAGTCAGGGCATAACACGAAAGCGCCCGGCGAAGTTAGTCTCTCTGTATAGGTCGTCGTTAAATTTAATTCGATCGTGCGCTTCCGGTTGTGGCAATCCGCGAAATGGCGCGGCGGTAAGTATGGCGGGGTTATTCCTTCCCCGTTGAGGACACCGGGTTGTCAGGTTGACCATACGCTTAAGTGACAACCCCGCTGCAACGCCCTCTGTTATCAATTTTCTGGTGACGTTTGGCGGTATCAGTTTTACTCCGTGACTGCTCTGCCGCCCTTTTTAAAGTGAATTTTGTGATGCGGTGAATGCGGCTGAGCGCACGCGGAACAGTTAAAACCAAAAACAGTGTTATGGGTGGATTCTCTGTATCCGGCGTTAATTGTTAACTGGTTAACGTCACCTGGAGGCACCAGGCACCGCATCACAAAATTCATTGTTGAGGACGCGATAATGGAAACGTTATTACCAAACGTTAATACGTCTGAAGGTTGTTTTGAAATTGGTGTCACTATCAGTAACCCTGTATTTACTGAAGATGCCATTAACAAGAGAAAACACGAACGGGAGCTATTAAATAAAATATGCATTCTTTCAATGCTGGCCCGTTTACGTCCGATACAAAAAGGATGCTGGCAATGAATACAGCATTTGCACTTGTTCTGACAGTTTTTCTTGTTTCCGGAGAGCCAGTTGATATTGCAGTCAGCGTTCACAGGACAATGCAGGAGTGTGTGACTGCAGCAACCGAACAGAAAATTCCCGGTAACTGTTACCCGGTCGATAAAGTTATTCACCAGGATAATATCGAAATCCCGGCAGGTCTTTAAAACAGTTCCGTAATAAACATCCGATTTCATTCTTATATGCCAGCAATGGCAGGGATTTGTTCACCCTTAAATCTGTAATGAGGTAAAACAAAATGAGTAAAGTCTTTATTTGCGCCGCCATTCCGGACGAACAGGCAATAAAGGAAGAAGGTGCAGTCGCTGTAGCCACTGCCATTGAAGCTGGCGACGAACGCCGTGCTCGAGCAAAATTTCACTGGCAGTTCCTGGAACATTATCCGGCTGCTCAGGACTGCGCTTATAAATTTATTGTCTGCGAGGATAAACCTGGCATACCCCGCCCTGCCCTCGATTCATGGGATGCTGAATATATGCAGGAAAACCGCTGGGATGAGGAGTCTGCTTCTTTTGTCCCGGTTGAGACTGAATCCGATCCGATGAACGTCACTTTTGACAAGCTGGCCCCTGAAGTACAGAACGCTGTCATGGTTAAGTTCGACACATGTGAAAACATCACCGTTGATATGGTGATTAGCGCACAGGAATTGTTGCAGGAAGACATGGCAACATTCGACGGACATATCGTTGAAGCGTTGATGAAAATGCCAGAAGTTAACGCCATGTATCCGGAGCTTAAGCTGCATGCCATCGGGTGGGTTAAGCATAAATGTAAGCCTGGTGCCAAATGGCCCGAAATTCAGGCAGAGATGCGCATCTGGAAAAAACGTCGCGAAGGTGAACGCAAGGAAACCGGAAAATACACGTCTGTTGTTGATCTCGCCCGCGCCAGAGTCAATCAACAGCACACTGAAAATTCAACAGGAAAAATCAGCCTGGTCATTGCTGCCATTCATCGCGAATACAAGCAGACATGGAAAACACTGGATGACGAACTGGCCTACGCTCTCTGGCCTGGTGATGTGGATGCCGGAAACATTGACGGCAGCATCCATCGCTGGGCAAAAAATGAAGTTATCGACAACTACCGCGAAGACTGGAAGCGTATCTCGGCATCAATGCGCAAACAGCCTGATGCCCTTCGCTACGACCGCCAGACTATTTTTGGCCTTGTCCGTGAACGTCCGATCGACATTCACAAAGACCCTGTGGCACTGAACAAATACATTACTGAATACCTGACTACAAAGGGCGTGTTTGAAGATGAAGGAACAAATCAGAGCGCAACTGATACTCTCTCGTCGCCAGTACCAGAAACTGATGCAGTGGAAACGGCAATTCCGGACAACGAAAAAACCGAATGCAAAGTGGAAGTCGAACCATCTGTAGAGCGTGAGGGGCCGTTCTACTTCCTCTTCACCGACAAGGATGGCGAAAAATACGGTCGCGCAAACAAACTTTCTGGTCTGGATAAGGCACTGGCTGCCGGGGCTACTGAAATCACGAAAGAAGAATATTTCGCCCGCAAAAACGGTACATACTCAGGTTCACAACAAAATACTGGTGCATCTGACACGACCGCACAACCAGAGCCGGTAAAAGTTACCGCTGACGAAGTAAACAAAATTATGCAGGCAGCCAATATCAGCCAGCCTGACGCCGATAAGTTGCTTGCTGCCTCTCGCGGAGAATTTGTTGCAGGGATTAGCGACCCGAATGATCCGAAATGGGTTAAGGGGATCCAGACCCGCGATTCTGTAAACCAGAACCAGCATGAATCGGAACGGAACTACCAAAAAGCGGAACAAAACAGCCCAAATGCGTTACAAAACGAGCCAGAAACGAAACAGCCTGAACCAGTGGCGCAACAGGAAGTGGAAAAAGTCTGCACCGCCTGCGGTCAGACCGGCGGCGGCAACTGCCCTGATTGTGGCGCGGTGATGGGCGACGCAACATACCAGGAAACATTCGATGAAGAGTATCAGGTTGAAGTTCAGGAAGATGATCCGGAGAAAATGGAAGGCGCTGAACATCCACACAAGGAGAACACTGGCGGCAATCAGCATCATGCCAGCGATAATGAAACTGGCGAGACGGCAGATCACTCAATTAAGGTGAACGGTCATCAAGAAATCACATCCACCAGCAGGACGTGTGACCATCTAATGATCGACCTTGAAACCATGGGAAAAAATCCTGATGCCCCGATCATCTCAATAGGTGCAATATTTTTCGATCCGCAAACCGGAGATATGGGACCGGAATTTAGTAAGACTATCGATCTGGAAACTGCTGGCGGAGTCATTGATCGGGACACCATTAAATGGTGGCTTAAGCAATCACGCGAAGCGCAATCTGCCATTATGACCGATGAAATCCCGTTAGATGATGCACTGTTACAATTGCGGGAATTTATCGACGAAAACTCCGGTGAATTTTTTGTTCAGGTCTGGGGAAATGGAGCCAACTTCGACAACACGATTTTGCGCCGTTCATACGAACGGCAGGGGATCCCCTGCCCGTGGCGTTACTACAACGATCGCGATGTACGCACAATCGTTGAGCTGGGGAAAGCCATAGACTTCGATGCCAGAACGGCTATTCCATTCGAAGGTGAGCGCCATAATGCACTTGATGAC